CCATTGGACTATTCTTTCTTTGCCAAAATCTTGAGGCTTGTATCAAACAGGCTTGAGTTACTGCAGGAGGTTGATGATTATTACCCTCTCCCTGTGTTGGAAAACCAAAGTAAGCCTGAATCTTTAGTCCTCTTAAATGATTAGTAGGAAGTATCTTTCCACTTCCCTCAATGTTCATAAATATTTTATCTGCAGGCATACTAGGTTGTTGCTCAAAAGAATTTAATGGATATAAGTAAAAATCATCATTAATAGTTAATGTTTGATCTACTGTTCCATCTGAATGTAGTGTCTGAACAACAAGTCCTGTTGTTGTTGAAATGTCATCAACAACTACAAAATCAGAAAACTCACAATCATAATATCTTGTCTGTAAAACATCTGTGCCTGATTCTTTGGGAACATAAAAAACCCTACCACAAAACTCATCAATTAAGTTTGTTGCTGCTTCTAGTGCATAAGTTAAGTTTGTATCTTGTGTTGATCCTGTTATACCCAACCAACCTTTTAACTCATCAACAGACACATAGGTATGAATTGCAATAGGCATTTTTTATTTACTTATCCTCTGATGGCTTTACAGCTTTATTTTCTACTTTCTTTTTAGTAGCTTTTTTCTTTAAATCTACATCAGGAATCATATCTCCTAAACCTGCAACAAGTGTTCCCTTTTCAAAAGGACATTCAACACCCTGAGCAAATTTTCCTGTAGCTTTATCTTTCCAGACTTTTTCTTCTAGTTTTTCTACATATTTCATATTTAAATCTTTCTCCTCATGGAAAGCAGAGCCTACTATTTCATTAGTTAAAACAAATTTCAACTCTGCCTTTTTATCCATTATTTACTTATTATTCAACATCTGCAATAGATGTGAAAGCTTGTGGCTTATACACAGCTAAAGCATATCTTAAAGAAGCTTTTACTGTAAGGATGTCTTTACCAAAGTCACCATCTTTAGCTGAGTCTGAAATCTGTAATTCCATTCCTCTTCTAAATACATGGTTGATTGCTAAAGAGCCTCCAAATTTACCCACTAAAACATCAACTGATGAAGATACTGCTCCACCAATTTGTGATGATTTAACTACAGGTAGTCCCCAAATAGTTGGAGATCCTGTAAATGCTGATGCACCAAGCATGAAGTTGTTGTTTCCATCAACTTGCCCTGCAAGTGCTTCATAAGCAGCAGGACTCATAACTATAGCATCTGGAGCTAACTTACCATTGGTTTCTACATCTTTGATAGCCTCAAGAATAGTTCTTAATTTACCACCTACAGTTGCAGGATATGATCCTGCTGAGTAAGTTAGTGTATTAAGCCCTGATTGATTAAGGATTCCTTTAATGTTAGGTGCAACCCCATCTCCTCCAATAACTTGAAGTTCTAGTCTTTGCATAACATGGTTAGCTAATCTTCCATCAAAATATGCTCTTGCTCCTGCTTGATCTTCAAGCAACTCACTTGTTATAGGTAGAGTTGTGATGAATTTCCTTACAGGTGCTGTTACAGCTGCATAGCTGAAAGCATCTTCTGGTGCAGCTGCTGCTTCTGCAGTTTCTGCTGCATTATTTGTTGCAGTTTCTTGCAAGAAATAATATGTTGTTTGATCTGTATTGATTGTGTCAATTAAATCAAGAACAGGATTAGGATTTGGCTCTATAGCAGGTATTACTTGCTGATAGACTGTGTCCCTAGTCCAAACTGATGTTGTTACATTAGTTTTTGCTTCAAAAGGTATGTTCTTAATGCCAGAATCAACAAAAGATTTATAAGCATCTGAATCTATAAATTGTGCCCCAAGAGATTTTGCTTCTTCTACTTCTGGCTCTCCATAAACAGGCATTCCAGAAACTTTTTTAGAAGCTTCAATCATATCAGAGTTTTGGGATTTCATTCCCTCTAGATCTTGTAATTCAGTAATTGAATCTCCAAGTTCTGCTAACTCTTGATTTCTTCTCTTGATTTCCTCTTTTTGATCTGAGGAAAGTTCAGACATATCTTTTACAGAGTCAAATATCTTAGCTAAATCTTCTGACTTTTGAGCTTTTTCTGCTCTAAGTTCTTTTAATGTTGCCATTATATCTTTCTCCTTATTAATTATTTTCCATTAAGTTCTGTTGAACTTCTAGAAATAACTCATTATCTTTAACAGGATCATAACCATAATCAGCAAGAGCATCATCCAATCTGTTATAGATTGAACTAACACCTTGTAGATATTTAGCTATAAGCTCTGTAGATTTTGAGCTAAGTGTCTTTTTTTCAGAGTTTCTTAGAAGAGCTAGATCCTCTATTCTCTCTGTAAATGCCTTTAACTCCTCAAGAGAATTAACAGCATGTTCTCCAAGTCTCATACCCTGTTGGGATGAACTGATACTTGCATCAGTAGCACTTGAAATCTTTAAATCTTTTTCTTTGGCACACTTGCCATCTTTTTCATAAGTACATTTACCATACTTTGACTCTTCATCATCTTGTTTAACTTCCTCAAACTCTGTGTCTACATCATCAAAAGTTTGTAAACCTGACTTAAGAGCTTGAACAAAGCTGTTCTGTTGTGCTCCTACAAGTACAGGAGAAACTTCCCAGACTTTAACATCCTCTAGGACTCTTACAGGGACTTCCTCTCCTTTAGAATCAATGTGTGTTCCTTTAGTTGATTTAATTACTTGAAAGCCATAACTAAATTGTTGCATATCTTGCATAGCCTTAACAGTTTCATAAGCCTCTTTACCTGCTTCTGTATTAAGGAAATAACCTTTAAACACAGCTTTTTGATTATCTGTTTCTATAACACCTCTTCCAATGACTTTACTCCAATCATGATTCCACACTAAAGGAACTTTGTTTCCTGTGTATCCTGATCTAAGTGCATTGGCTTTAGTAACATCATTGTCACTATCTATAGTGTCAAATAATGAAAAAACTGCCTCTATGTATCTTGTATCTCCATCTTCTTTTAGCTCAATAGGAGCATTCTTAAAAGAAAGGTCATCTGGTCTTTTTATTTCACTCATCTATTACCTCAATATATGCTTCTGTACACCTGCAATTCACAGTCAAAGCTGCAGGAGCTTTAGGATCTGCAGGAAAATCTAACTTGATTCCATTATACAGATAAAAGCTATCAGCAGGAACTCTTTGATTGTCTAATATAAAATGAGCCTCTCTTACAACTCCATCTCTTTGTGATACCCATTCTTTTTCTAATGTCTTGCCTGTGGACTTAGCAGCTCTTTGCTGACTCCAAGAACTAGCCTTAACAACCTCTGTTCTTGCTATTGTCTTAGCTCTGTTAAGTGATTGCCCACCTAGAACTGTATTAATGTTCTTAGCTAATTGATTAAAGAACTTATCTCCCTCTGGTGTACCTGCAACAGGATTAACTATTCCTAAATCCTCAAATTCTTTTAGTGCTTTAGCAACTATGGTAGATACTCTTTTCTTTGTTGTATCATTTAGATCTTTCATTACAGACTTTGCATTCTCTTGTAAGAAACTAGCTGATTGCCCATCTTGAAATACTGAGCCAACAGCAGGTGGAACTTCTCTTTGTCCTCTATAAAAACCATCATCAACAATCTTTTTAAGTGTTCTACCTGCAGGAAGTAAATCAGCTAAGGTATCAAATACAGTTCTTATAGCCTCTTCCTCTGTAACACTTACACCAAGATCAACAGGACTTGCTGCCTTAAAAGCATCATTTTTAGGAAAGAGATTATCATAAGTTCTAACTGAAAAATCATCTGTTAATGAATAAAACAATGGTAATAACTCTTTATCAAACTTAGTATCTTCAATAACTATATCTATATTTGTTTCCATAGCATCTAGTGATGAGCTACCTGCAATAGCTTTGGAGATTGCTCTTCTTTGTCTGTTAAGTTCTTTAGCATATACAGTCTGCAATGTATCTTCCCATTTTTGTCTTAGGCTATCTATAGACTTCCAGTAAGCAGCTTTCTCTTCATCTGTTTTCATAGCTTTAACTGTAGGTAATCCTAAAAACTTAGTTGTTGGCTCTTCCCAACCATATAAATCAAACTTCTCTGATTTCTCTTCTTTAACCTTTTCAGCTTCTTTTGAAGCCCAATTAAAAGCTCTCATCTTGTTAGATTTACTAATGTCTCCACCCCATAACAACCAAGCTACTTGCCCTTTAGTAGGATTCTCTCTATCTCCTGAAAGATAAGCATTGGCATCCTCAGAGTCTAAATCTCCCTCATGCCTACTAAAC